ATAACTGGAGATCAATCTGAAAGTGCAGGTGTATACACAGATGGAGATTGTGCAGAAGTTGCTTCGGCAGTTTCTACTCTTACTGGAATTGTTACTTTCGCAGTAGGACAATCTACATTACCTACAAAGACTGCAAGTAATCCTGCTTTATTTGAAGTATCTCAGTTTGAATTAACTAAACCTGGATATTCCTTTATGAGAGGAGATACTTTCAAACCTGTTGGATTAGTTACAGCAGCAAATTTAGTTGGTAGTAGATATGCACATAAATTTGTTGGTATTGGAACAAACGCAATTATTGTAAATGGAGACAACCAAGTTGCAACTGCAATTACGACACCTACAGGTGCTAATTATAATCCAGCAACTGGTGATTTAGTTTTCATAACAGATAATCCACATAATATCTCAATGGGTGATACTATTGGTATTGCCACCAATTCTTTAACATTTACATGCGCTAAAGATGGTCATACAAGTGAGCATACTTATCCTCGCATAACAGATCCTATACACAATAATATGTCGGTTGGTATTGGATCAACATCCGTATATACAATTACAATAAATGTTGGAGCAGCTGCAGCACCTTCACCTAGAACAGAACTTATATTTAATGTACAAGAAACATTTAATGATTCATTTGCAGCATGGCAACTTGGTGAATTTGATTATATTGATAGTATTAAATCACTTCAGAATGGTATAAGAACCAGATTCCCATTATATAAGAATAGTCAATTATTAAGTTTCCAGAAGAATCCATCAGATGCTACTTCATCTCTAATAGATTTTAATACTATTCTTTTAATATATGTTAACGGTGTTATGCAAGAACCTGAAGTTGCATATGAGTTTACTGGTGGAACAACATTTAGATTTACATCAGCACCATTATCAGCCGATGATATTGATATATTCTTCTATAGAGGAACTACTGGTGTAGATAGTTTAGAAGTTAATGTAAATGAAACAGTTAAACCAGGTGATGATTTACAAATAAGAAAAAATTCTGGAATTAGTGGAACAGTTGATCAAGATAAGAGAATTTTATCTCGTATTTTATCATCAGATCAAGTAGAAACTGGTATATATCTTGGTGATGGAATTGATGATACCAACTATAAACCAATTGATTGGACTAAACAGAAACGTGACATTATAATAAATGATAATGCAAAATATAAGAGTAGAGATTCTTTAGAAGGATTATTATTCCCAACATCAAAAATTATAAGTGATATTCAATCTACAGATGGATTCTTATATGTAGATGATGCTCAACTATTTAATTATGAAGAAAATGAATCTGATATTGATATTAGTGATATTGATGCATTAATAGTTCCAAGTGGAGATCCCGTATCTGCTGCTTTCACTGCTGTAGTTTCTTCTGCAGGAACTATATCATCTATCAATGTAACTTCTGGTGGTAGTGGGTATACACCTGGTACTATTAATTTAGATCTTTCCGACCCAATAGGTGGTATTGGTACTGTATTTAAGACAGCAGTTACTGGAATTGCTACATTGGGTATTGGATCCAATGTCATTATGGGTATAGCATCTACAGAAGGAATCGAGATTGGACATACACTTAAATCAATTTCTAATGTTATAGGAACAGATGTAAAAGTAACTGGATTATCTACTAGCTACTATCTTGGAGCAGGAGCAACTCAATATTCTACTGCTAATGTCGTTTCTATTAGCACTAATGCTTCTAATACAACAGTTTTAGTAAGAACATTTGATTTTGGTAAGTATCAGGATCAAACTCAGGCAACAGCAACAGCAACAGTTTCTGCTGCAGGAACTGTTTCTTCAACAACAGTAACTAATCCAGGATCTGGATATACTGGTTCTAGTTCAACTCCATATTATGTAAATGGTAGATATCCATCAATATTAAGTCCAATTCCACAAGTTAATGAAGAATTAGTTACTGGTATTAGATTTATTGAAGGATATAGTGGAATTATTACTGGAATAACAACAAGTACTGGAACTACAGGTGCTCAAAGTATGGCACTTACATTCCACGTAAAACATGATTTATCTCTTAGTGCATCTAATCTTAATAGATTAATTGTTGATACTCCAATTTATATTTCAGAAACAGGTGTTGGTCATGGAGTAACTTCTATTGATCGTGGTGGAAATACTACTATAGTAGGAATAGGAACCACATTTGCTGATAACGTTTACAAAGTACATGAAATTACTAGAAATAATTTTGTGGGTGTTATTACATGTAATGTTCATAGTGGAATAAATACTGCAGGTATTCCAGACAATGTTAATAGCATAACTGGAGTAACTACTGTCTTTGGAGGTAAGTTCTCTTGGGGTAAATTATCTGGATTTGACAGATCCAGTTCTGGAATAGGTATTGCTGTTACGGGATTAACTGTTAATACTGGATTAACATCATTCCCAACGATTCAAAGAAGAGGATACGGTCTTAGAGACAGTGGTTCTCTTAGAAAGGATCTTGGGTAGTATAAATATAGAAAAAAGCGGATCATAATGGCTGCAATTGTAACAGATCAATTTAGAATATTAAATGCGAGTAACTTTGTTGATTCCGTCAGCGATACTAATAACTCCTATTATGTCTTTTTAAGTTTACCAAATCCAGCTGTTGTTGGATATGGTAGATCTACTAGTTGGGATACTAACACACCTGCTCCAGTAGATAATCTTGATTATCTTACACATGTTAAAGATACTATGATTTTTGGTAAGAAAATTACCACTGATGATGTTAGGAGATTAGTTAGGAGAGTTGATTGGAAATCAGGAACAATATATGAAATGTATAGGCATGATTATAGTGTTTCTAATCCTTCTCCACAAACAAACTCAACTAGACTTTACGATTCAAACTATTATGTAATGAATAGTGATTATAGAGTTTATATTTGTATTGATAATGGATCATCTGAAGCAAACCCAAATGGTAAATTTTCACAAGATGAACCAAAGTTTACTGATTTAGAACCATCTAGGGCAGGTGAAAGTGGTGATGGGTATATTTGGAAATATCTATTTACCGTTTCTCCTAGTGATATTATTAAATTTGATGCAATTGAATATATTCCAATACCTAATGATTGGTTAACTAGTACTGATGCTCAAATACAATCAATAAGAGAAAATGGTGATTCTACTATAAATGAGAATCAAATTAAAACGGTTTATATTAAAAATCAAGGAGCTGGTTATAATGCAACCGATGCAGAACTTGATATTATTGGTGATGGTACAGGTGGAAAGGTAATTGTAGATGTTGTAGGTGGTAAAATAACAGAAACTAATGTTTCTGCTGGTGGAAAAAATTATTCTTATGGTAGAGTTGATTTATCAACAATTAATCAAGGAGCAACTGAATTTGCTCATTTAATCCCATTGATTCCACCATCAAGAGGGCATGGTTATGATCTATATAATGAATTAGGAACAGATAAAGTTTTAATCTATGCTCGTTTTGATGATTCAAGTAAAGATTTTCCAACAGATACTAGATTTTCTCAAATTGGAGTTCTTAAAAACCCAACTCAAATTGGATCTGCTAGTTCTATTTTTACTGAAGGACAATTTTCTAATCTTAAAGGATTAAAATTAACTTCAGTTTCAAATTCAACTGCTGCAATTCCTGGAAACCAAATGCTTCAAACAGTAACTGGTGTAGGAACTGCTAAAGGTTATATTGCATCATATGATACTGAAACTACAGTTTTGAAATATTATACTGATAGATCATTATTTTACAATACTGCTTTAGATCAAAAAGATTCTAAAACCGTTAATATAGATGCAAGTAAAGTTGATTTTAGTGGTGGTGGAACAATAAGTTCTGGTAATTTTAGTGGAACTATTGATGCTGGATTTACAGGTATTACTACATCTGTAACTAGTACTAAGAGCATAAATTTAAATACTCAGTTTATAAATGGCATTGCCAATCCTGAGATAAATAAAGGATCAGGGGACGTTATCTACATTGATAATCGACCTCGTGTTTCACGGAATCCTCGCCAAAAGGAAGATATTAAAATTATACTGGAATTCTAAGACAGATGTCACAAAAAACCAATCTTAATGTATCACCATACTATGATGATTTTGATGCAAATCAGAATTTCTATAGGGTTCTGTTTAAACCAGGATTCCCAGTTCAATCTAGAGAATTAACTACTCTGCAATCTATATTGCAAAATCAAGTTAAATCTTTTGGTGACCATGTTTTTAAAGATGGATCTATAGTTATTCCAGGTAATGTAACTTATAATTCAGAATATAATGCAATTAAAATTAACCCAACTCATGTAGGATTAAGTGTTGGTTTATATTTAAAAGAATTAATTGGTAAGAAGATAAAGGGACAAACATCACAAATAACTGCTGTTGTTCAGAATGTACTAACTGATGTAGAATCCGATTCTAGTGATTATACATTATATGTAAAATATACAAGTGCAGATGCAAACTTTAAATCAGGACAGTTTGTTGATGGTGAAACATTAATTCTTCAAGAGAATTTAACTTATGGTTTAAGTACGATTAATTCTGGAAATACTTTTGCCAGTTTAATTAATTTAAATGCAACTTCAACTGCATCTGCAGTGTCAATTTCTGAAGGTGTTTATTATATTAGAGGACATTTTGTTAATGTAAGTGATGATACTATTATTTTAGATCAATATACAAATACACCATCATATAGAATTGGTTTATTTGTGGATGAATCTACTATAGACGCTCAATCTGATAATACATTATATGATAATGCTAGAGGTTTTTCAAACTATGCAGCTCCAGGGGCAGATAGATTAAAAATAACAGCAACTCTTACTAAAAAAAGATTAACAGATTTAGATGATAAGAATTTCATAGAAATTCTAAGAGTAATTAAAGGTGTTGTTAAGAAAGTACAGGATACTGATAGTTATGCATTAATTAAAGATTATATTGCACAAAGAACATATGAAGAATCTGGTGATTATTCAGTAGATCAATTTAATATTGAAGTTGATGAATCTTTAAATAATAGAATAAATTCTAATGGTATTTTCTTTGCAAATCAAAGAACTGATCAAGGAAATGTACCATCTGAAAATCTTTTAGCAATAAAAGTTTCTCCAGGAAAGGCATATATTAAAGGATTTGATGTTGAAAAACCAGTTACATCAATATTAGATGTTGAAAAATCTAGAGATACTGCAAATGTAGAAAATTCTACTGTCCCATTTAGAATGGGTAATTTAGTAAGAGTTAATAATGTTCATGGAAGTCCTAAAATAGCTCTTGATGGAAATACTGAGAAAGTTAGATTATGTAGAAATAGAAAAACTACTACTATTCATTCAACTCAACTAGAGGAAATTGGTAAAGCAAGAATATATTCATATAATAAGAGTGATTCATCTAATAGTTCTTCTGCAGTATCTACAGCAAATAATTGGGATTTATATCTTTGGGATATTCAAACTTATACAGTTTTAACATTAAATGCTATATTTGATACAACAGCATTTCCTTTTGGTTCTTATATTAAAGGTTTAAGTAGCGGTGCTACTGCATATAGAGATAATTCTAGTAGTTCTGTAGGAAGTGGATCAAATAGATATGTAGTTGGTCAAACTTCTGGATCATTTGCAATTGGTGAACAAATATCAATTAATGGATCAACAGATAAATCTGTATCAATTAAAGAAATACAAGAATTTACTATAGATGATATTAAATCAATATATCAAGGTGGTGGAAGTGGCACAACTAGTGGTTTAGCAACTTCATTCTGGTCTGATACCGTTCTTACTCCAGCAAAAACAAGATATGCAATTAATAATGAAATATTTGTAAATCATGCTGGAATTGCAACTATTACTGGTGAAAACTTTGTAGGTATTAGGTCTGATTCTATTATTAAAACCACTAGGTCATTTTCTAAATGGCCAAATTATTGGAGACTTAGTAATGTTAATGAAACTGGTCAACTAGGAACTTTAACTGCTGTACCAACTGTTACTAGTTACGTTAATGGAGATTTACCTACAGCTAATACTTCCTTTAATGGTAATTTTGAAATAGTAACTCCTAAAGTTCTTAATGAGAATAATAAAGAGTTATATGCTCCATTAAATGCAAAAAATATATCTGAAGTAGATCTCAGTGAATCTGATCTTAGAGTTGTTAAGCAGATACTTGGTGAATCTACTGATGCTGTTGGAACATTAAGTGTTAATATTACAGCTACTGGAGTTACTGGTTCTTTTGAACCATTTGCTCCTAAGAGATATTCTGTTTGGCAACAAGATGCTTATTTAGGTGTCGATAGTGATAATTTTATCTTGGGAGCTAATGGACAAAGTATTACTATAACAGGATTACCTGCTAGTCAATCAAATTTAGTAGTTAATACAACTGTTAAAAAATCTAAAATTACAAGTAGACAGAAAATTTATACTAGAAGTAGTAAATTAACTGTTGACAAAACAATATCTGGAATTAATACAATAACTACTAATCCAGATACTGGATTAATCGTATCTAGTGGTTTATCTACAAACTCTTTTAATGGATTAAGAGTTGAAGATAAGGAAATTTCCCTTAATGTTCCTGATGTTTCTAATATAGTTGCAATATACGAATCTGTAAATACAGCAACTGTTACATTAGATAAATTAACATTTGGTGGTGGACTCGCATTAGATACTGCATCAGTTCTTGGCGAAAAAGTTATTGGTTCTACAAGTGGTGCTGTTGCTCAAATTGTTACTAGATCATCTTCTACTGAAGTTGAATTTGTTTATCTTAATACTAATACTTTTATTATAGGAGAAACTGTTAGATTCCAAGAATCTAATATTGCTTCTGCATTGGTTTCAGTATCATCAGGTAATTATATTGATAGAACTAGCGATTATATATTAGACAAAGGTCAGAAAGAACAATATTATGATTATTCTAGAATTATTAGAAAATCTAATACAGAACTACCAATTAGAAAACTTTTAGTTATTTTTGATTATTATAATGTTCCTGATTCTGATAAGGGTGATGTTTATACTGTTGAAAGTTATGATAAAGAAAGATATAAATCTGATATACCAGTATTACCTAGTGGAATAAGAGTATCAGATACTCTTGACTTTAGACCAAGAGTTAGTAATTTTAGTGGTACAACTTCATCACCATTTGATTTTAATTCTAGATCTTTTACTTCAACAAATACTCCATCAATAGTTTTATCTCCTAATGAAACTTCTGATATTGGTTATTCATACTATTTACCTAGAATTGATAAGGTTGTTCTTAATAAAGATGCAAAATTATCAGTAATAAAAGGTAGATCATCAGATAATCCAAAACCACCATCTTCAATAGAAGAAGGTATGGAATTGGCTAGAATTGAATTGCCACCTTATTTGTATAATACTAATGATATAAAAATATCTCTTGTAGATAATAAGAGATATACTATGAGAGATATTGGTGATTTAGAAGAAAGAATTGAAAATATTGAAGAATTAACTTCATTAAGTCTTTTAGAATTGGATACTAAATCATTACAATTTACAGATAAAGATGGTATAAGTAAATTTAAATCTGGTTTCTTTGTAGATAACTTTAAAAATACCAATTTTATTGATACTGAAAATCCCGATTCAAAAGTTTGTGTTGATAAAAATCTTAAAGAATTAAAATCTGATAATGCATTATATTCATTAAAATCTCAAATTGCACCAGAAAATAGTGTAGATATTGATTCAGTAGATTTTTCATCTAATTTCAATCTGTTAGATTCAAATATTAAGAAAACAGGTGATCTCGTTACTTTAAATTATTCTGAAGTTGAATGGGAAAATCTATCTCAAGGTTTTGCAACTAAAAAGCAACAAATTAACCCATTTGGTATTACTAATTATAATGGATTTGTTAAATTAACTCCATCATCCGATACATGGGTTAGATCTATTACTGATGGGACAGGAGTTATTACACAAACCCAAAGCCAGTGGGAAAATTCTTATATTGGTAATCTACTTACTAGTTCTAATCCAAATAATAAATTAAGATCAAGGAATGTTGAATTTAGAGCAGGTGGATTGCAACCATCAACTCAATATTATTCATTCTTTGGTGGAAATTCTACTGTTGATATTGTTCCAAAACTTTTAAAAGTTACAGTGTCATCAGGTGTTTTCCAATCAGGAGAAACAATTAGTGGATATATTAATGGTAAAAAAGTTTCTTCGTTTAGACTTGCAAATGCAAATCATAAATCAGGAGCATATAATAATTCAACAACAACATATGCAGAAAATCCATATTCTCCATCTTTAAATCTAAATGCATATTCATCATCTTCAGTTGTTTTAAATATTGATACATATTCTCTTGCAGATGATAGTGATGGTAGATTTTATGGTTATGTAACTTTTGGTATGATATTGGTTGGTGAAACTAGTGAAGCACAAGCAACTGTAGCAAATCAAACATTAATTGCAGATTCTGTTGGCGATTTAATTGGATCTTTCTTTATTAGAAATCCATTAACTAATCCTGCACCACCAATTTCTTTTAATACTGGATCTAAATCATTTAAGATATCTTCAAGTTCTACAAATTCTTCTTCATCTTCAGTAACCTTTACTGAAGAAACATTCCATTCTTCAGGAATTGTAAATTCTTCAGTATATAATGAAAGTGTTGTTATTAGAAGACCACCTTCAGGATTGCCATTAAATGCTCTTAGAAGAGATCCATTATCTCAAACATTTAGAACAGATAATGATGGAGGATTCTTAACTGGTGTTGATCTTTACTTTGCAGAAAAAGATACTACAGAAAAGGTATTTGTAGAGATTAGAGAATCTGATATTGGTGGTAAACCAAAGAATAAGTTGGTACAAAATTTTGCAAGAGCAGAAATTACTTCTGCAGGGATTACTACTTCTTCTGATGCATCAACAGCAACTAATGTTAAGTTTTCATCACCACTTTATTTACAACCAAATAGACAATATGCAGTTTCTATATTATGCCCATCGTCTGATGCTCATAAATTATGGATAGCAGAGTCAAATCAGGCAACTGTTACTACACAATCATATCCAAATGCTGAACAAATAGTATATTCAAATCAATATACAGGAGGTAATCTATATAAACCTCAAAATGGATCAGTTTGGAATTCAAGTATTAATGAAGATTTAAAGTTTAAATTTTATAAAGCAAACTTTACTTCAAGTTCTGGTACTGCATATTTCCATAATCCTAATATTTCTATAGGTTCTACCTATAAATCTAAAGATTCAAATATACCACCATTAACTAAGAATCCAGTTAAGGTTTTACCAAGAAAAATAAAGGTTGGAATTACAACTTCACCAGAATTATTACCATTAAATTATATTCTTAATGAAGGATCTGCAATCGGAAATAAAAGTTCTGCTTCTAATGCTTCATTTGCAAGAGGAACTGTTGAGTTTTTGGGTGGAAATATTGGTGATCTTGAAATAGTAAATGCAGGTATTGGATATTCAAATGGTACATTTACTGTTCCTCTTTATAATTTAAATAGTTTTGGTGAAAATGCTACAGGTATAGTTACTGTTTCTGGTACTAAAATATCACAAGTATCAATAGCAAATACTGGTAATGCATACAGAGCAGGTGATTTATTAGGATTATCTACTAGTGTTATGACTAGAGGAATGCATGGAACATTATCTGTTAGAACTGCACCTACTATTGACACAGTATTCTTAACAGATGTTCAAGGACAGAAGTTTGATAAAGATGATGTAATACATGTTTATAATGGATCAGCTTGGGCATCTATAGGAGGAACTATTGCTAGAGAAGATTCTAGTACTATAGACAAATTACATGAGGGTAATATTTTCCAAATTAAACAATATGATCATGGAATGCAGTTCGATACTAATATTGTTAGTATTGGTGGTGTTCATCCAACCAGTAGTTCTGTTAAGTTAGTTGCAAGTATAGTACCATCAAATACAACAATATCTGTTGCAACAACAGCAGGATTTGATTATTTTGAAGGTAAAAGAGTTGCTGCAGCAAATACTGGATATGCAGTTGTTAATGATGAAATTATTTCATATTCAGCAGTTAATGCTGGTACTCTTACTATATTGAATAGAGGAGTAAATCAATCTGTTACTAGAAATCATGCCAGTGATGATTTAATTTATAAGTATGAAATGAATGGTGTTTCTTTAACAAGAATTAATAAATCTCATGATCTACCTACAGATTCTGCATTAAAGAATCTAAGAGATATTGATAGTTATCACTTAGAATTTGATAGAACATCAGGAGTAGAATATGCAAATAGATCTACTAATGCTGATATGATTAGTTTTGTGGATGAAAGAGATTTGGGTGGATCTGATTCTACTGCAAGTAAAAACATCCAATTTAATGAGATTGTTCCCCAATTTAATACTATAGTACCTGAAGGTACTAATGTTTCTTCGACTTTAAGAACAATTTCTGGTACAAGTAGTGATGGTTCAGAAGTTTCGTTTATAGATCAAGGATTTGAATCAGTTTCTTTAAATGAACTTAACACATTAAATACACCAAGAATAGTTGCATCTAGAATTAATGAAACTAATAGAATTACTTCTTTACCAAGAAGTAAATCTTTAACTCTTGGAGTTAAAATGGAGACAAGTAATAGTAATGTTTCTCCTGTTATTGACTTATCAGAAGCAGCTACATTTGTATTTAACAGGAATAGATTGAATAAACCAATTACTAATTATGCCAATGATTCAAGGTCTAACGTAATTATTGGAGATCCACACTCTTCTGTTTACTTATCTAATAAAATTAATCTATCACAATCAGCAACTTCACTTAAAGTTCTATTCAATGCATATAGACATTCTTCTAGTGATATTAGAGTTCTTTATAAGGTATATTCTAGTGGTTCTGGTGAAATCGATCAGGTTTATCAATTATTCCCAGGATTTGATAATTTATTAGATAGTGATGGGGATGGTATTGGTGATAAACGTGTTACTAGTATAGTAAATGGTGGACTACCACAATATCTTATTAGTAATGGATCTTCGGATATAGATGTTAGACCTAGTTTGGATAATGAATTTTTAGAATATCAATATAGTATTGATGATTTAGATCAATTTAGTGCATTTCAAATTAAAATTGTTATGAACGGTACTAATGAAGCATATTCACCAAGAATAAAAGATTTAAGAGCAATTGCTTTATCGTAATGATTCCAGTAAAGGGTCATAAGGGTTTATTCAGAGATGAAAAATCTGGTGCAATAATTAATACTGATGTTTCTGAATATAATAACTATATGGTTATGAAAAATAAGAAACAATCTGAAAAAGATGAATTAGATAGGATTAAATCTGATATTCAAGAGATTAAAAATTTACTAAAACAATTAGTAAATCCGACTTAGGACATAGTACGTATAAATATATTTTAGATCCTGACTGATTAGAATTTAGTCTAATGCCAGATATAAAAGTAAAAGTTAATCAACCTACGAGAGTAGGTCAACAGAATGCAGTTAAAGTAATTACTGCATTTTCAGGGGATTCGTCTTCAACTATGTCTGCTATGAGCGACGTTGATGTGAGTGGTGGTTTACAAAATGGAATGGTTCTTGTATATAATTCATCCACTAGTAAGTGGGATGCTACATTAGATTTAACACCTGGAAGTACACAAAATTTAGACATCAATGGAGGAAACTGGTAAGTCATGGCAAGTATTGTAAGAATTAAAAGATCCACTGGGACAGCTGCACCTGGTTCATCTGGTTTAAAATATGGTGAATTGGGTGTAACTATTGGGGCAGGTCTTCAAGGAAATAAGGGTGAAAGACTCTTTGTTGGTAATGCTAGTGATAACCCCGTAGAAGTTGGTGGTAAATATTATACCGATTTATTATCTAATGCGGTTGGTGTAGTTGCTGCTGGTGCTAATGCATCTGTTGCAACGAATGGATTTGTTCCTATTATGAATAGGAATTCTTCTGGTAATCCTGGTGGTGGAGGTCTTGTTAATAATTTACCTAGAGTTGACCAATGGTCAGTTGATAATTTAACTTTAGATGCAAATACAATTTCATCTAATAATACTGATGGTGATATTATATTCCAAACAAATGGAAGTGGTGAAGTTGTTATTCCAGATGATCAATTTCTAACTTTTGGTACAAGTAAAGATGGAAAAATTGAATATGATGAAAATGGAACTGATCTTGTTCAGGTAACTGGTGCAGGTTGGAGATTTAATGTTCCTGTTGAATTTGAAGGTGGAGGCGGTGGCTTCTATTTTGATAATGTTGGTATTTCTTCTAACGTAATTTCAACAAGAGCTGGTGGAGGAAATCAATTATTCATTGACCCATATCCTGATGGATTGAGTAATGAAGGTACTGTTATCATAAAAGGTGATTTGCAAGTTGATGGTACTCAAACAACTGTTAATTCAACATCAGTAACATCTAATGAATCTATCTTTAAGTTAGGTGATGTTACAAGTGTAAGAACCGTTGTTAATACAAATGTTGGTTCGGGTAGTTCTGTAATTACTCTAGATTCTATTGTAGGAATCAACACTGGTGATACCTTAACTGGAACAGGTCTTCCTGGAGCAGGAACAACAACTGTTCATTCATATGTTAGTGCATCTGGTATTTCGACAGTATATATTGACGGTGTAACAACTGCTGGTATTAGTACTACGGCACAGATTACTGTTACACATGCATATGATACCAATACTGATCGTGGTATTTCTTTCAACTATAATACCAGTTCTGGTGCATCAAATAATAAAACAGGATTCTTTGGATATATTGATACAGATTCAAATGCTGCAAGTAGTGCTCCTGCAAATTCTTGGACATATATTCCAAATGCTACAATTACAAATAGTACTGTAAGTGGTACTAGAGGTTATCTTGATGTTAAAGGTATCTACTATCAGGATGCTGATTCATCTACTCATGGTGTTGTATTCTTTGATTCAAATGGATTACAAACTTCCACTGATACTCCAGGTAATGCAACAACAACTTCAAGTCATGTTCTGACTGCTGTAACTGAAATTGTACTTACTTTAGATAGTACTCATACTTTTACTGCTGGAAAATATGTAACTCAACCAGGTGCAAATGCAAACATATATGGTATGGTGAAAACTACTACATCATCTAGTAATCAGGTAACTCTAATAGGTGTTAATGGTACATTTAATACAACTAATGTTATTTTTGAGAATAATGTTACCACTGGAAGAACACCTTCAAGTAAATCAACTACATACAGTGATAAGCCTATGTGGACTACCACAATAGACGGAGGAAGTTTCTGAGGAAATTAAGTTATGAATAGTAATGAGCAAGTTGATGTGAATGTTTTAGTTCGTGTCTATAATCAAAAAATAGCAACACTAACAAACCAAAATATTTTATTAGAAGCTAAATTAGAATCTTTAACTAAAGATTTTGAAACTGAAAGGGAAAATCTATTAATGCAACTAATGGATAAAAAAGGACCACCTACAGTAGTAGGAAAATCTAAATCAGATTTTAAAGAATCAGAGGTTGATTAATGGCAAAACCATCGACACGTCAAGGATTAATAGATTTTTGTTTAAGACGTTTAGGAGCACCAGTATTAGAAATAAATGTAGATGATGATCAAATAGATGATCTAGTTGATGATGCTATTCAATTATTCAATGAACGTCATTTTGATGGTGTTGAAAGAATGTATTTGAAGTATCAAATTACTCAAAATGATATTGATAGAGGAAAGGCAACAGGATCAAGTGGAACTGGTGTTGTTGGTACTGCTGCTACTTCTACATCTTCCACTCCAGTTACACATACTTGGTATGAAAATTCAAATTTTATTCAAGTTCCAGATTCAGTAATAGGTATAGAAAAAATATTTAAATTTGATACTAGTTCAATTTCTGGTGGAATGTTTAGTATTAAATATCAATTATTCTTGAATGATTTGTATCATTTTAATTCAGTTGAATTGTTACAATATGCTATGGTTAAAAGTTATCTTGAGGATATAGATTTTCTTTTAACTACAGATAAACAAATTAGATTTAATAAGAGACAAGATAGATTATATTTGGATATGAATTGGGGTGGTGAGGTTGCTGGTAACTACTTGATATTGGATTGCTATAGAGCATTGGATCCAAATTCGTTTACAGAAGTATATAATGATAGTTTCCTTAAAAAATATCTTACTGCAACTATAAAAAGGCAATGGGGTCAAAATCTTATTAAATTTAAAGGAGTTAAACTTCCTGGTGGTATTGAACTTAATGGTAGGGAAATATATGATGATGCTGAAAGAGAAATAGAAGATATTAAACAAAGAATGACTCTTGAATATGAACTTCCACCTTATGACTTTGTTGGATAATGGCATTAAATCCCTTTTTTCTTCAAGGATCTCAATCTGAGCAAAGTCTTGTTCAAGAATTAATTAATGAGCAATTAAAAATGTATGGTGTAGATGTTACATATCTACCCAGAAAAGTTGTTAATAGAGATTCAATATTTCGTGAAATAGAATCTTCAAAATTTGACGATTCTTATACTTTAGAAGCATATGTAAATACGTATGAGGGTTATTCTGGACAGGGTGATGTCATGTCCAAATTTGGTTTGTCTATAAAGGATGAATTAACTCTTACAATATCAAGAGAAAGATATGAGGATTTTATTACACCATTTCTTGAATCAGAAACAGATAGTGAAATAGTATTGTCAAATAGACCTAGAGAAGGTGATCTTGTATATTTTCCATTAGGACAAAGATTATTTGAAGTAAAATTTGTTGAGCATGAAGATCCTTTTTATCAGTTAGGAAAAAATTATGTATATTTACTGAAGTGTGAACTCTTTGAATATGAAGATGAGGTTATTGATACTGGTGTTGATGTAATTGATACTCAAGTTGAAGAAGAAGGATATATTACTACTCTTAAACTTGTTGGATCTGGTCAAACTGCATCTGCATCTGCACTTATTAATACAAAATATGTAAGAGAATTATTCCTGAATAATGATGGTAATGGATATAAATCTCCACCTATAATAAAATTTGATGATTCTCCACTAGCGGGTGGTACTGCTACTGCTATTGGTATTCTTACAACTAGAGGAGGTATAACTTCTTTAAAATCTATTCAGATGACTAATGCTGGATATGGATATACATCAGTTCCACAAATATACTTTACTAGTGATGTTGGTACTGGTGCTGCAGCAACTTGTTCAATAGAATCATCAGATACTAAGGGTGTTATTGCAATAACAGTTACTGATGGTGGAACTGGATATACTTCTGCACCAGATGTTACTATTGGAAATCCAACTGCTGGAGCAGCTGCAACTGCTACTGTTTCTGAAACAGGAACTATTACAGCAATAACTCTTTCAACTGGTGGTGTAAATTATATTGATATTCCATCCGTAACGATTGCAAATCCACCTAGTGTTGGTGTTGGAGTAGGTACTACTGCTGTTGGTATTGCATCTGTAACTGCTGGAATTGTTACTACAATAACTATAACAAATGCTGGTTTTGGATATACAAACACTGCAGTACCATCAGTAACTATCGATAATAGTGTTGGAATTAAGACAACTACAAGTGTGCTTACTAATGCAACAGCTGTCGCAACAATAACTACTGGAAATATTGTTAATGCAATAAGAGTGGTTAATCCAGGCGTTGGATATACTCAAGTTCCAACTGTAACAATTGCAAATCCACCATTAATAACGGGAATAGGAACATATCAATTTAATGAAGAAGTTGTTGGATCTACTTCTGGAGCAAGAGCTAGAGTTAAGAATTGGAATGAAGATACTGGTACATTAAAGATTGATATACTTAATGGATTAGATTTCTCTCCAGGAGAATTAGTAGTTGGTTCTGCATCATCTGCTACTTATGCTACAGATACATTTGACGACACTGATATATATGATGAGTACAATCAAGGTGATGAAATTGAAACAGAAGCAGATCTTCTGTTAGATTTTACACAATCAAATCCATTTGGAACATATTAAAAAATGTTAGGACAATACTATTATCATTCAATTATTCGTAAAACACTTGTTTCATTTGGAACTTTGTTTAATCAGATCTATGTTAGACATACAGATGCTAATGATGGAACTGTTGGAGAAATGAAAATTCCATTAGCATATGGTCCAGCACAAAAGTTTTTAGCAAGATTAGAACAAAATCCAGATTTAAATAGATCTACTCAAATAACATTACCAAGAATGTCATTTGAAATGAATAGAATTTCTTATGATCCAACAAGAAAAGTATCAGTAACACAAACATTTAAAGCAGTAGATGATAATAATCGGGTAAAAAAAGTTTTTATGCCAGTTCCATATAATATTGGATTTGAGTTAAATGTTATGTGTAAGTTAAATGATGATGCATTACAGATAATAGAACAAATATTACCATATTTTCAACCATCATTTAATGTAACTGTTGAGTTAGTTGATTCTATCGGAGAAAAAAGAGATATTCCAATAGTTTTAGATTCTATGGATTTTACAGATGATTATGAAGGTGATTATACAACAAGAAGAGCATTAATTTATACATTACAGTTTACTGCAAAATCATATCTATTCGGTCCTATTGCAGAATCTACAGATGGATTAATTCGTAAGGTTCAAGTTGATTACTATGGTAGTACTGATACTGTTCGTGCGAAGAGAGAAATGAGATATGTTGCTACACCTAGAGCAAGAAAAGATTATGATAATGATGCCACAGTTTCAGGATCTGTTATTACAGAAAATGTTTCTCTTGATGAAACTTTAATTAATGTTAATGACACCTCTACGTTTAGTACAGGTACTAGAATTATAATTGATAGTGAAATTATGAAGATTACTAAGAAAACTAGTAATCAAATTACAGTTGATAGAGCATATAGTAGTACTATTGCTGGAGAACATATTACTGGAACTAAGATTAGTGTTCTTAGCACAGCTGATGATGTATTAATTGCCCCAGGTGACGATTTTGGATTTAATGAAACTTCTTCATTCTATCAAGATGGTGGAGATTTTGCTCCAGCTAGACAAACTGATATTTAAATGATATTATGCCTGATAAATTTGCTAGTATTAATAAGGTATTAGGGACCGAAACTGATATGGTTGAAGTTGAATCTCAACCAGTCAGTACAACTTCTGAAGATATTGAAAAAGATTATCAATATACTCGTGCCAATTTATATTCATTAATTGAGAAAGGACAAGAATCTCTTAATGGTATAATGGAACTCGCAGGTGAAAGTGCAAGTCCAAGAGCATATGAAGTTGCAGGGCAAATAATCAAGTCAGTTGCTGATACAACTGATAAATTAATGGAACTTCAAAAGAAAGTAAAAGAAGTAGATGAAGATAAACAGAAACCTACTACTAATGTAACTAATAATGCATTATTTGTTGGGTCTACATCAGAATTATCAAAGGTTCTTAAGCAGGGATTTCTAAATAAAGATAATAAGTAGAATAATAATGTCTAAGACTTTTAGAAAATTTCTATCAGAATCTTCTGCAAAGAAGTGTCCTGCTGGTAAATATTGGTGTTTTACTGATAAGAAGTGTAAATCAATTCCTTATGGATATCATGTAGGTAGAAGGGGTTATTTAGAACAAGATGATGAGGAAAATGAAAATGGGTCCAATAACGGTAACGGAAGTGGTAATAACCATTCTGGTAATGGCAATGGTGGCAATGGTAACGGTAACGGTGGCAATGGCGGTGGAGGATTAGGTGAATCAATTAATCTTCCATTAAATCTCGAAATACCATCTAATCCAAGAGATTTCAATTTGGGGTTGATGTTTAGAGAGAAATTGGATCAAAATAGTGGTATGCTTTTTGTTTTTGATGAAGTTGGTGAAAAGTCATTTCATATGAAAGATACTAAAATTCCTTTAGATATTGCATTTATCAATAAAGATGGTATAATTGAAAGTATTAAAGAATTAGAACCTCTTAATACACTTCCAGTATATTCCAATTCAAAAGTTCTTTATGCTCTAGAAGTAAATAGAGGATGGTTCGCAGAAAAGAATGTAAAAATAGGAGATAGAGTATTTGATTCAATTGAAGAAGATACTGTCAGGATTGAGAATTCTGATGGGCAAGAGTTTGCTAGTGTTATTGATATAATAAAACCAGAACCAATCAAATCTCCAGAATCTTCTGTTAGGTGGAAGGAATTAATTTAATTTTATGAATCAAAATGATGTTTATCTTGGCAACCCCAATTTAAAAAAAGCGAATACACCTATTGAATTTACTGAGAAACAAATTGTTGAGTTTCTTAAGTGTAAGGAAGATCCCATATATTTTACTAGAAATTATATAAAAATTGTTTCTCTTGATGAAGGATTAGTTCCTTTTAATATGTACGACTTCCAAGAGAAGTTAATTGATAGATTTCATAATAATAGATTTAATATATGTAAGATGCCTCGTCAGACAGGTAAATCTACTACTTGTATATCATATTTGTTACATTATGCCGTTTTTAATGATAATGTAAATATTGCTATACTTGCAAACAAAGCGTCAACAGCTAGAGATTTGCTTGGAAGATTGCAACTTGCATATGAAAATTTGCCTACATGGATGCAGCAAGGTATAATTAGTTGGAATAAAGGTTCATTAGAGTTAGAAAATGGGAGTAAAATATCGGCAAACTCTACTTCTTCATCTGCTGTCCGAGGTGGATCCTATAATGTCATCTTTCTTGACGAGTTCGC